AGTCAACCGCTTCTTTCACCGCATTCTGTGCCAGCAAAGAGTTTTCTGTCACACCATTTGCCAATCCCTGCATAGAATACTGTCCCATTCTCCAGAATACTTTCGATGGCGAATTGATTTCCAGTTTTTTCTTTGCCGTTGCGATTGCATCGCTTGCCACTCTGCTTGCCGCCGAGATAACTGCAGATCTTCCGTCCGAAATTCCATTCGCAAGACCAATAGAAAGATTATATCCATATAACTGCGTCTTTGATGCCGTACATTGTGCTGCAAACACATTGATTGCTCCACTCGCTACACTTCTTGCTTCCGTTTTTACATTTGATTCTCCATTTTTCATCCCCTGGACAAGTCCAAGATCTACGTTTTTCCCAGATTCTCTTGTCTTTTTCGATGGTGACTGACATCCCAAGCCATTATTTACCGCTTCAACCGTCTTGACTCCCAGATCTTTACCGGCAGCATTTGCTTTTTCCTGTGCATTCTGCATTCCCTGAACCAATCCCATCACGGTATTTGTCCCACTTTCCTGCATAACAGATGTAAGACCATCCATTCCTCCTGCAATATTGGCAGCTCCAGACGTAAGTAGCTGCTGTCCCCATTCATTTGTCATTCCCTGAATGTCCACACTCTGGCTCCAAAGGTCATTCGCTTTTTTCAGTTCTTCATCTGTCATGGAATTGAACGCTGCAACATACCCGGATCCCTGTGGTCCCATCTCTGACAACTTCTGCAAAATGCCCTGGTTAATTCCTCGATCAGCAAGAGCGGACAGATTTTGTTCCCATGCAGTCACGCCGTCTACCTGGCTTTGCATGTTTGCCAGCAAGTTCTCGGTCGAAATCTGCGTACCGGCATCAAACTCCTCAAACATATCCATCTGGGACTTCAGCGCACTCTGTACATTTTCCTGCATAGTAAGAACACTGTTTGTCACATTCACCGCCAGTTCCTGTTGTGATACTGACAAATTCTGATATGCTTCCAGTTCTTGACCTGCCATTGTAATACTGACCGAAGATTGCTCTGTCGCCTCAGTCTTTGCGCTGGTATTATTCTTTGTGGCTGCCGTATTATTGTTTGTCTCTTCCGTCATATCGGAGAGATAACTCATATACGGTTCCATCTCGGCGTTTGCTTCTTTGATTGCATCATTTATCTCTTTTTGACTGTCCTTTGCCGTTTGCTTCGCATCATTGAGTTCCCGTTCATCGTCAGCCATCTGTCTTAACGCCTCTGTAACTGTAACTATATTCCCGTTATACTCAATCGTTGCTTCTGACTGATCCTGTGTGGCAGCGTAAAGTTCATCAACATTATCTGCACCTTTTTTCAGTGCCTCGCTATACTTCTCCTGTGCTTCTTTCGTTGCCTCTGTCTTTTCCCTGAGTACATCATTTACTTCTGACCGCTTCGCTTCGATCGCCGCAAGCTTTTCTCCAATTTCGGAAACTTTGTTCTCTGCATCTGCTTTTTCAACTTCTGCATCCACCAGCTTTTCCACGCTGTCTTTCATTTTTTCCTGCGCAACCTGAATTTTCTGCATTTCCAAAGCACTCTTTATGTAGTTCTTCATCTCTTCCGAACTCATGCTTAATTTTCCGGTTGTCTCGTCAATCGCAAGTGACATTTCCGGAAACATGGTATTCAGTTCCATGACAATCGTTTTCATCCGGCTTTGCTGTTCTGTCGTCTGATTGGATTGTCCGGCAAGCTTTACAAGCTCATCTGTCAGGTTATTCGCCAGTGTTCCGCTTGCATTTACCTCTTCCATGGAAGAAGTCATATTCTGAGTTGCTTGTTTCAAGGCTTCGCTTGTTTCCGATGCTTTGTCCTTCAGCTCGGAAGTGGACTGTATCAGCTCGTCCGTTTCACTGGTCGCATCCCCCATTTTGGATGCCAACACAGCCGTTACTCCGATCAGCGCCGTTACTCCTGCCACAACCAGTATTGCCGGATTCGCAGCCAATACTGCATTAAATCCTGCCTGCGCTACAGTTGCCCCTTCTGTTGCTGCTGTCTGCGCCACGGTTGCCGCTGTCTGCGTTGCTGTAGCTGCCGCCTGTGCTTCCTGCGCCACAGTAGATGCTGCTTCTGCCGTTGTCGCTGCAGTTCGTATTCCAATCAGTTCCGCCGCCTTTTTTCCGAAATCAACCAGCGAGACCCCGGCATCTTTTACTTCAGAAATAAACTTTTTGCTCTTATTTACAACAAAAATACCACCGATTGCAGTTCCCGCAAGCTCTGCCACCGGAACAATCGTTTCAAGATTGTCTGCAACCAGTTTAATTCCTTTTTGTGCCATTGGAAGATATTTCACAAGTAATGGCTGTACAACATCCGCTTGCACCGTCCTTCCAAGAACCTTCCACTGGTTTGTGATACTGTCATACTTGATGTCCTTTACCTTTTCCATGGTTCCCTGGACATTTTTATAGGAATTATTTACGTTGTTCAGAGAAGTAATTACCTTCATGGCATTATCTTCTCCCAGCGCACTCCAGGTATCGCTTGCCAGTGTCAGTGCTTCCTGCTCATTCTTCATGCTTGCCAGATCAGAAATCACCGACTGGAACACTTCTTTTGTAGTTGCACTGCCATCATGCCACTTTTTAACAAGATCCTGTGTGCCGGCAGAAAATGATTTGATGTGATCATCTATTCTTCCGTCAGCAAGACTGTTTCCGAATTCCTTGACGTAGTCATTTACTTTATCCAGATTATATGCTCCGGAGTTTAAACCGTTTTCAAGGATTGCAAACATCTCTTCCGCTGAAAATCCAGCCTGCGCCCACAGAGAAGAATATTCCGTAAGATTATCCGCAAGTTCTCCGGATTTATTTAACCCGTTTTGAGCTCCTTTTGCCATCAAATCGAATGCAGTCTTACCATCGATCCCCATATTTGTCACCAGTGCATCTGCGCCTCTGATTGATTCGCTCAGATCCATCCCAAATACGTCTTCCAATGCCATTCCGTTCTCTGCAAGCTCTTTGATTTTTGTCGGATCTGTCTCATTCGTATACTGCTTCACCAACGCCATTGCACTTGCGGCTTCATCAATCGCATCTCCGTAACCACCTTTATACAGATTCTGCATTTCCTGTGAATAAGCTGCAGTTTCTCTTGCTGTTGCCCCTGTACTTGCCTGGAGTTTCTGCTGTGCATCTTGAAGCTCCAGCGTCCCCTGCACCGCATCTTTGAACACATTCGTTGCGAGACTTTTTCCGGCGTCTACCATTGTATTGATCAAGTTTGCCTTAATAATTTTCCCGGTACTGGTAATCTTTTCTGCAACATCATCTGTCTGTTTTCCAAACTTGTCAATACTTTTGGCGCACCCGTCTGTTGCTTTTTCTGCCTCTTCCAGATAGGCCGTATTCTCATTTACCGCTCTCGTTGCCTTGATTGTCTGTGCCTGTGCATTATTTAACTGCTTCTGCCAGTCCTCCACTCTGTTTCCGGCTCTTTGGTAGGTGGCTTCACCTTTTTCCACCTTTTCCGTTAATTCACTGACTGCTTCCTGCTGCCGTGATAACGCTTCTTCTGAAACATCCGAAGACTGTTTCATTTCATCCAGTGTGCTTTGTGCCTGTTCCAGCTTTGTGCGGTACTCCTGAAGTTCTGTTCCAACACGTGCATAATCTTCCTGTGCATGTGTCAAACCTTTCCTTACTGCCTCCTCTTTTTCTACCTGCTTATCTAGCGTCCTTGTCAGGACCTCATTCTTCTTACGCAATGTATCAACCGAGTTTGCATTTCCCGCCGTTTCCGCTTCTACAAGCTTCATTTCCGATTTCATTGTAGACAGGCTTTTATTGCACTGTGTCACCGCTGATCTGAATTCTTTTTCGCCATCGAGCGTAATGTATGCGCCCACTTTTTTCTTTGCCATTTCTTCTCTCCAAACCGGCATAAAAAAACCGCCTTCTCAGGCGGTTTTCATGCATCATCTACCAAAATCTTTTGCTATGCTTTCTTCTATGTATTTGTTCAATTCTTCTTTGACTTTTCGCTTTTCGCATAAATGCCGTCCCTTAATTCCCGGTGATGCAAATTCATCCAGTTTGAAATAAATATGCCGTGGGATATAAATAATCAGAGCCGTTATAAACGGAAGCGCCAGGCAGAACAGTTTTCCTGTTGTGGCGAACTCAAAAAGAGAGGCTGCCGTAACAGACAGGAGCGCTGTCGCAATATAAATATGCCGTTTTGCATAAAATACAAGTATTCTATATATCACCCATGCATATATCTTAACTTTCTGCATTTCCAGTCCTCCTCTTCTTTCTACATCATACCACATTTTTCTTTACAAATCCATCATTGAAGCAATTTTCTGCTGCTCAAAAACCTGTCTTCTCATCGTAATATTATGCATTTTCTTGAATTCTTCAAAAAGATCGCACCATTTACCGAAATACATATGTGCAACCTCTTTTTCCGTATATCCAATCCGCATCCCAATAAGTACCACCCACGCAAAGTTTATCGGTTCTGGTTCTCCGCCTTCCCCTGCGTGGTTGTCGCGTTTTTTCTCTCAAAACATTTTGAGAATTCCTGATGCAAGATTGTAGATAATTCTCTTGGGTTGAAATCAATCTGCCGGATCAGTGTTCGATCACTGATTTCCGGAATCTCCTCTTTGTTTTCTTCCCGTTTGATTGCGAGTCCCTCCTGAATGAACCATACCGCTGCCTCGTTGATAATCTTGATATCCGGCATCTTGTAATGTCCAACAAGAAGTCCGTCTTCATTTCTGACTTCTTCACCGTATTCATCCAGCTCCGGTACGAATCCATTCAGCATATTTTCATATTTTCCAAGATCCTCATACTTGTCCTGGATCTTTTCCAGGACAAGATTGTCACATTTCATAGGGTATTCTTTTCCAGATAATACGATCATATTCATTTCTTCAAACATTTTCCTGCCTCCGATTATTCTGTTACTCCAAACATCGTATTGATCCATTTCAGCGCATCTTCTTCTGAGCTGCAAGCCTCTGTTTCTTTCCATGATCCGTCATCCAGTCCAAGCGCTCTTCCCGAAATAGACGGTGTTTTATATTCAATAGAATCTCCTTTGGTTGAATAATCTTCTGACGGTTCCGTAAATTTTGCTTTTTTCAGAAAATTTCCAATAAAACTTCTGACTCCATCCACTTTTTCAACAGACACCCATGCCATTCCAACATAGTTCGCCTGGTCATCTACATTGAATTTTACATTTTTCTTTTCAGTACCAACCGTATGTCCAAACATTTTTTCGTGTGCTTCGATTGGAAGTGTACTGGTATTCAGTGTTACTTCCGCATAAGTAAACTCTTTGTCGTATTCCGCCTGCTTATCATCCGCATTTAGACTGCCTTCTGCATAATTCGGGTTTACCTGCAGTCCAATCGCCTTTCCGCAGGCAAAAGGCTTATCGTATTTTCCACTTTCTAACAATTTTGCAATAATTGGTTTTCTAAGTCCTACATATGCCATTTTATTCTTCCTTTCCGATTCCTGCCATTTCTTCCAGCCAGGAATCCGCTTCTTGCATTGTGTTAAATATTTCTTTTTTTCTCCATTGTCCGCCGTATGCCGGCACCGCTTTTCCTGATGCCTGCATTGTCACATACTTTAGTGCTTCTCCCCTTGTCTCTATGTCCTGTTCATCCTCTGTCAGCCGAACTTTATAGAGCCAGACTGCCACATAGTACGTTTTCCCATTACGCTTTTCTCTCACTCTGACTCCCAGACCAATGTATTCAGACAAATCTGTTTCATTCGATGCAGAACCAGTCTCTGATACTTCGAGTCCGAAAACTTCTTTTTCGGCCGTCTGGGTAATCTCCGAAGTTTCCAGCGTTACGGATGCATACGCAAACATTTCTTCCTCGTCTTCTGAATTGATGTCCCCGTATTCGCTAACATCTTCATATTTTGGATCAATTCTTATCCTTACAGCTGATCCATATCGAAATCCGTTTGAATACTGGATTCCATTTTCCGTCTCACTGTATTTCGCGCCGACAACGTGTGCCAATCCTGTATAAGCCATCAGTCTTCCTCCTCAATATAGCAAGAAAAGCACAAATGGTAATATTTTGTTTCTTTCTCGTATATGGAATCTATATCAGTCACCGTAAATCCTGCTTTTCGCAATAATTTACGAATCGTTTTTCTGTCATCCATATAGTCTTCCCGGGTATATAAATGGATCTGCATGTGCAATGTCCATTCCTGGTCTTCATCATCAGCAAAACATTCCGCTGAATCAATTTCCGGATTATATACGATATATTTCCCTGGCGGGGATTCATAAGGACAGCACAGTGGCCAGATATTCTCTGTGATTACTCCCAGTGTGTTCTCTATTTTCTGATTTACATTCACGGTCCTGTCACCTCGTCAAACTTCCTCTGCATTGCTTCCAGACATTCTCCTTCTGCATTCTGTACTGCTTTGGAAATAACTGGTCTTGCCTGCTGCTTTGTTGTTCCATAATTGAGATATGCCAGTTTCTCATTCCGGCGAACACCTTTTTTGTCTTTTCCGCTCGCTGTGATCGTTACATAATGGCCTCGTTCATTCTTTTCCGGTTTCCTTGATTTGATTGATCCGGCAAGATCTCCCGTTGCATACCCTCTGTTTGCCTCTGCCTGCACCTGGCCTTTCAATTCTCTTTCCAGAATCGGTGCCGCCGTCTCCAACATATCCGGCGCATACTCATCTAATTTACCAAGCCGGTCCAGTTCTTTCGCAAAATCATCAAATCCTATCGCCTGAAATCCCATCTTAACCACACGTTATTTCTACGAAAGATTTTCCTTTTTTGTAAGCACGGATAATGTCGTACTCTGCCTCTTCGTAGATCACCTTTCTTGCGTATTCTGGTTTTCCATCTTCTCCTGGATGTCTGCTTGCTTCCCAGTCATCTGTCCTGAGTTTCAGTATAATGCGGGCATTTACTCCTGCCCGCATAGATTCATATGCTTCCGCTCTGGTTACGGATTTTTCCATTGCATATACTTCAACAGAACATCTTTTTCTTTCCGGGAAACCATTTTCATTTTTACAGATTTTCTCCCAGATCAGTTCCGCCGTTTCCATTTTTCTTCTCCTTTGCATAATCCCCGGAAAGTGCCATGGAATCCCTCAGTTTTTCAAAGGCTGTCTGGAAGCGCTCTGTATTTTCATCATATCCGAAATTTGCTTTGCAATACAGAACCATTGCCTGATAGTACAGCGCATCCGTTGCCGGATCGCCGTACACACCAGTGTTTTCCAATTCCTTTACACACGCCAGTGCCAGTTCATTGATTTCTTCATCATTCCTGGTCCCGACACGTTTTTTCAGCCTCTCAATTATCCTTCCATCCATCTTAAGCCGCTTTCTTCTTCATGACTACAAGCGAATTCAGTTCCAGAGATTTTCCATCGCAGATCATAACCGCCTTTGTAATCTCATCTTCTGTATCATTGTCCTCATACTTTTTAACAGTCATTGCATAATTCGTATTGAACATATAATCAGACCAGTCATACAGGAATGCCACTGTAGTATCCGCTTCCGTTGCAGCTCCATAGCTATCCATATAGTCATTGAGCACGACTTTTCTTCCAAGAAGTGTGCGCTCCGGTTTTCCGTCAATTCCCTGGTTTACTCTTGCGATTGGCTGTCCGTTCGCATCCACTTCTCCGACAAATGCCATGAAGGTCTTTTTCGTCATATTCCAGACCGCACCATTTTCATACGCGAGCGGAAGTGCGGCTTCTGCTTCAACAAGTTTCTTGTATAAAGAATCTTTATCACCAACTTCGATGCTCTGTCCTTCCGGAGCTGTTTCATTTAAAATTCCTTTCGGTTTTCCTTCTCCATCTCCATTTACAATCGCTTCCTCCTGTGCTTTCACCATGGCTTCCGCAATGCTGTTTACAAATACAGTTTCAAATACAGTAAGCGACATGGTTACTGCTTCCAGTGTCATTGAAATTGCACATCTCAGCTTGAAACCTCTTATATCAATGTAGCCGGTTGTCTTTTTCTGTTTTTCACTTGTTCCACCTTCTGCAACCCATGTTGCAACCGGTTTTACGCTTGAAGCTGGAATTCTTGCGCCTGGTGCAAAAGTGGTCTTCGTAACCAGTGGAAGAATCATACCGATTGATTCCATTTTTTCAATAATACGGCTAATCAGAACCGGTGCAATGACAGAACCGATATCTCCCGTTTTAGTCGGTCCGGCTTCATTTTTGAACTTCTCCGGAATCTTTGTTCCATTGACTACATAATTCATGAAGGCAATTCGATATTCCTGAGAGTTATAAATATTTTCCGGTTCTGAAACTTTTGCTCCAAAATCAGCCTTGCTGCCATTCTGTTCAAATACATTTAACGGTTTCGGTTCTTCATTCAGTGCTTTGAAATTCGCCTGTGCCTGCGCAATCGCATCCCATTTCTCATCCAGATCCTTTACTTCATCCATTTTAGAATCTGCTTCCTTGATCTTCCCTTCATTGATCAGACCTTCCGCTTCATCCATCAGTTTTTTTCTCATCGCTTCATACTGCTTTTTGTTCATCTTTTTTCTCCCTTCAATTTTAAAAGTTTTAACTTCTGCAGTGCCACTTTATCCGGAACTTCCTCTCCGGATTCCATCATTTTTCTTGCCGCATTCATCTTTGTCTGATCCGGCAATTTGAACATAGGTCCTGCCACAAGCTGTAAGTTTGTTTCCTTTTCTTCAAACATAACCTTATCAATCAGTTTCTTTTCTTTCGCCTGATCTGCAGTCAGCCAGGTTTCATGCTCCATCATTTCGAGTGCCTCTTCCTGGCTCATTCCGCTCTTGGCAACATACGCTGTACTCAACGCATTGTCTGCTGTTCGCAGCGTTTCCGCCATATGTTCCATATCGCTGTGATTTCCTTCTGTGCCCGAAGAAACACAATGTACCATCATCAGTGCTGTCGGGGACATTTCACAATATCCTGCCATTGCCACAATCGATGCAGCACTGCAAGCCTGACCGGTAATATAGATTTTCACATCTGCCGCACACTGCCTAAGCATAGTGTAGATTTCAGATCCTACATCAATGATTCCTCCTGGAGAATTTATCATGACCTCCACTTCGTCACCCGGCTGAACATTTTTCAGCACATCTGTTACATCTTTCGGAGCTGTGCTGTCCGCGCCGAACCAGTCATAATACCACTTATAATCGTTCGGGATCATAACGCCTTTAATATCAATCCTGTATTTCATTCTTCTTATCGCCTCCTTCCGCAGAATCAAGTAATCTTGTTATAATTTCCGCAGTGACCATGTAATTTTTACTGTCCATTTTTCCCAAAGCTTCTTTCACCAGATTCACAACCTGCGTATCCAGTCTTCGTATCGGTTCGTCGCCACCCGGAATCGGAGCCATATTCAGCGTTGCTCTCCATTCATTCGGAAGCATTGCACCTCTGTCAACCATTGCTTGGAATGCCAGTTTTGTTGTAAGGCTTGCGCAGGAAAGATTGTTTGCTTCAAATTCGATTCGGTTTCCGAACCCCCGTTCCTTTCTGGTAAAGATTCCGGTTGTATAGGTCTGGTGCATCTGAACAACTTCCGGTTCTATCTCCGCTTCGTAATACGCATTCCATTCATCCTCGTTATAATCACTCTGGACAATTTTCTTGTTGGTATTGAAAAATGAATAGATTCTTTCGATTGTGCGATCCGTCTGTGCTGCATTTGGAACGTAATCTTTTGGTTCAATTCGCTCCACCTTTGCCTTCGCATCCACGCCAGCCGCCCCGAACGTATCCGTTTCAACAGCCAGATAATTTTCAACGAACTTCTCAACATTTCTCTTGATGTCCTCTTCCCTCATTGATGAACTGTAAGTCAGAAGCCACCGTATGATCCCGCTGTTCTTGATTGCGCGGATCATCCCTTTGTCAATCGTGCCGATCACATTCATCATCTGCGTAAGTGCCGGCGCAGGACTGTCTCCGAAAATATCATCTTCGTTGTAATCGTGGCGCAAATGGATGATATCTGCATACCGAAATGTCCCACTTTTCCCATTACGATACAAAAATTTCAGGAACAATTCACCCGAGCTGTCATACTTTGCTTCGGCAGACACACACGGGACTGGATACAACTGCACCGGTTTCTCGTTCTCATCCCGTACGATCAATATGAATGCATTATTATTCAAACATAACTGTGTAGCAACCTTTTCCTGCATCTGCTGTGCCGTCATATACGGGTTTGGTTCGGAAAGTAAAAATCTGATGTTCGCTTCCGTGTTTACCTTGATCCCGCCTTTCGGATCATCTCGGATATGTTTTCCAACCAGCTTTCCGATCGCTTTCACTTTCGGACGGATGCAGGCTCTTACAATATCACTTTCATATAACTTTCCATCCCACGCATAGTAATAATCACCTGTCATGGTAATCATCTTGATCATGTTATGCTCTGTTGCTTTTTCGTCTGTCTTTGTTGGTTCTCTTTTCCAAAATGGTTTCATGTTACCTCCACAAAAATAAGAGCCTCCTGGCTCTCTAAATCAATGACATATATTCATTTATGTTATCCTGCATCACTACATAGGCATCCAACAACGCCGCTGTTCCATCAATCCTTCTTCTTGGACTGCTTGTTTTGATCGGCTGTATGTTATCGTTTCTGTCAATATCTACTGCCGTATTGCACAAACACCATTTATCAACCGGATTGTTGTTATACACGATCAGCTTTCTTTCCAGATCAGCTCCAAGACACTTCATCGGCTGCGATAAAGTCTTTTTTCCCTGAATCACCGGTATCATTGCTGATTTTCCGAAATAGTCCTGCATATCTTCCACAAAATATTTTGCACTCCATGCATCATAGCCGAACATATTCAAATAAATATCTTGCTTTTCCTGTATTTCTACAAACCATGCTTTTACATCTCTGTAGGAAATCTTGTTTCCTGGACACGTCCGCACATATCCTTTTTCTATCCAGATATCGTATGGTACTTTGTCCTCTGTCACATGTTTGTCTACCAGTTCTTCTGGAATCCAGTACATGGAAATTACATAAATATGTTCATCATTCGGAACTTTAAACAATACTTTCGCTGCTGTTAAATCCGTTGTAGACGACAGATCGACTCCGCCGATTCCATATCTCGGCTTTAACACTTCCAGATCGTACTTTTCCGGATTATTCGCCTGTTCAAATGTGAGCCATGCCTCTGATGAAGTTTCCCTGATGTTGAACTCTTTACAAAGCAGATTTTTAACCATGATCGGATTTTTCTTGGCTTTTTCCACCTTGTCTTTCAAAGTTTTGGCATTCTTGATCGTTCCAAGTCCCGGATTTGCTTTCATCCAGCATTCTTCCTGCGTCCACTCTTTCCGATTGTCCAATTCATAAATAAATGCAATCAGATGTTCGTCTTTGTAGCCATCTGGATCAAAATATCCATTGATCACATTCTCTGCCTCTTCATACTTTTGATCATAGATATCTTCCCGGATAGTTCCGGCTGTTGAAGTAATGCTGATCAGCGGCTGTTCCCTCGCTGTGATTCCATCCGCCATGATATCATACAAGGCTTTCCCCTGTTTCCACTGGTGGATCTCGTCCATTAGAACACAATGGATATTAAGACCATCCAGAGTATCACTATCTGAAGCCAAAGGTTTGAATACACCATCATTGAACTCTGTCGTAAGTTCTGCCACCAGAGGTTTCACTCTTCTCAGAAGTGATGGTGATTTCTTTACCATTCTTTTTGATTCCAACCAGATAATCTTACTCTGATCTTTCTTAGTGGCAACCGCATATACTTCCGGTCCCATTTCTCCATCAGCAGTAAGCATATAAAGACCAACTACAGATGCCAGAAGAGATTTTCCGTTTTTCTTTCCCACAATCAAGATCGATTCCCGGTATTTCCGATTGCCCTCAATATCAATAAATCCAAACACTGTTGCGAGATAAGCTTTTTCCCACAATTCAAGCAAAACTCTTTTCCCACCAAATTTTCCTTTGGAATGTCTGCAATAATTTTCAGCAAACTCGATCACATGATTTGCTCGCTTAGGACTGTAATAATATTCTCCTGGGTTTTGAATATCATAAACAACTTTCTTGTAAGTCCGATACACCTTATTCGATACAATAATTTCTTTGTTCTGGATCTTTTCCCAGTATTCCAGAATCGGATTGTATTCCTCAGGGTATCTAATCATCCCTGCCATTTACAAAATCCTCGAATCCATCATTTGTCTTGGTCGCCACCTGCTCTTTCGGTACCAAATCCGTCAGCTGCTTTATGACAGCCATATAGTTTTTGATCATTGTATTATATATTTCAACTTCTGCAGACTTCTTGACGCCTTTCTGGTTCGCACCATTCTGGTATTCTTCTGTGTAACCTTTTTCGGCAATCTTTTGTCGCAATTCATGTAGAGAAGCACCCATGAAAGCAGCCTCTTCTACGAGATTTTCTGTTGCTTTTTTTGTTTTTTCATCAAGCTTTTTATAGATTCCGCCAAGTTTTCTTTTCTCGGCCGCAATAATCTGTTCTTTGGTTTTCCCCTCGTATTTCGCCACTTTTCCCGGTTTCTCCTTCCTTTTTTCGTTTATTTTTTTCACCATTACCTACACCCCCTCACGCGCGCGACCTGCGTGTTGCATGGAGGTAGGACTGTGGTCAGCCGTGATTTTTTACAAATTATTTTTCAGGGGGGAGTACGACCATTTCCCCCTCGCTATCAAATTCATATTTCACAAGACCGTCCGCCGGTCCATCTTTCATATTTTCTTTTTGATGGCAGATATGGCAGTCATACTTTAGATTATTAAATCCTAACGCAATGTCCAAGTCACTGATGTTGTCCGGCGTCAGTTCTATCTTGTGATGTACGATGTATCCTGGTACTTCATGACAGGTCTCACACATTCCGCCGTCAATCGATATTCTCTTTGCTATGTATGCTCTTCTACAATCCTTCCATCTCTTTGAATTGTAGAACGCTCTTGCAAATTCTTTTGCCATTCATCTCTACCTTCTATTCATTACAGTTGCAAGCTCACCAAAAAGGCTTGATAATTCCAAGCAGTCTTCTTTTGTGAGTTGGTGAGAAAAATAATCATCACACTGTTCATTCAGATAAACTGCATTGTTTTCAAAGCATATTGAAAATATTCTATCTTCTTTCATCTTGTCCAATAGGCATTTATGTTTATCAATTATCTCTTCTCTATCCATGGTTTCTTTCCTCTGACGGTTTCTGTATCTGTAATAAGGAGTTCTAAAAAAGTAATTGCAACAAACAAATGTACTGACGTATGAATAAATTCTTTCCAGAGTAAACCGCCAAACCTCTTTCCAGAATTTACGGCAAAGAAAAAGGCAACAATCTTTCGACTGCTACCCCGTTTCAATTCTTTACCTGCATATACTATATCACAGGTTGAGTGTCGCATTCTATCGCATATTTAAATTTTTTCAATGCATCTGAATGCTTTTTATGCACATACTGCCAGCAATACCCGGTTCTTGCACAGATTTCTTTCCATCTCATAAGATCTATGTAATGATAAGTCAGGATATCTTTCTCTGTCTCGTCTTCCATCTGCTCAATTCTTTCCCTGATTTCAGTCCGGATCCTAACTCTTTTCTTTCTCTGTTCCACCAGTTTCCGTTCCTGTTCGTCCACTTCTGCTGCATAATCCGACAGATCAGAAAGGTTGCTGCTTTTTGGCAGTCCATCTGCTGCCAGTGCTCCCGGAAGCATCCTATCCAGCTTTAAGCGTTCCAGCTCTTCCTCGATCCGCTTCTCCTGGCGTAATGCTTTGCCGTACTGTTTCAGGTATTCCTTTTTCTTCTCGTTCTCTTCTTTCACTGTTTCCATCGGTATACCCTCCCTGTCTTCCTGTCTCTTAATACTAAGACCTCGAATCCAAGCAGACTTGCTATATCCTTTAATGCTTTATGTGCTTCCTTTACGTGATGTGGGATGCGGCTTGCATCCTGGATGGCTTTGCCTGCTGTCAGATCACGATATCCTTCCTGGTTTTTATACAATGTTTCATCACCTTCTCTGCTACTCTATCATTGCCGGAATGAACAGCGCCCATAAGCACCACGCAGATCCCGTCCATTTCATTCCAATAATTACTGCAACTGTCGTAATTATCCATACAAGTATCTTTGTATATTTATCTTCCATTATCCTTTATACCTTTCCGGAAGCGGCATCCACGCCACAACCTTATACGGTTCTCCCTGTTCATCGAACCAGACACCTGTCTGGGAATAATACAGCGTTGTTGCCTTATCAGCTCCCTCGATCGTGACCAGAAACTCCGCTGCATATTCACTTCTGACATATGATTCTATGAACTCCCGTTGATCTGGGAGTCTTTCTGTTGTTGGAATCCATCCGTTACTCATTATTCTCTGCCTTTCTTCATGAAATCATGATAAATAATATTATCGGTTTCCTTCGGTTTTGCATCCTCCGATTTATCCCAAATATTCCCGATAACCTTCATCTTACACCTTTTTACATAATCTTCCGTTAATGGCATTGAATAGCAAAACGGTTCGCATTTGCTCAGAGCATCCGTCGGAATCGTTTCGTAGTGCCATCCAATTACACTGTCTATTACTTCTTCGCTTTCCACTTCTATGACGTTAAACTCTCCGAATACTGCTTTTACAAGATCAACCGGATTATCATGGCACATAAGGATATCATTCTCCCAGATCTTCTTTCCATTCTTATCCATGAGTCCAGTGTACTGGCAGATCGTATCCGGATCAATCATGTATTCATAAGTCCCATCGTTTATGTAATCTTCACCAGAAAGAAATCCCTCTACCCATTTTCCCTCCATCCATTCATTTTCCGGTAGCGCATGGATATGCTTTGCCTTAAATAATATTTCTCTTTTCATCTGTGCTTCCGCCTTTCTTTCATGTACTTCAGAATTTCTTTTTTTATCATCTTTGCATACTTCGGATGATTGCATCCAAACATGATGCATCCATTGTATTCATCACCATTTCCGAGATCATCATGGTCTACACTTAGCCCGCATTTTCCCTGTAAACACTCTTCAACATCATGTTCTTTGCAATATTCTCCCATTGTCAGTAAGAAGTCTTCGATCTTAACTTTCATCCAGTCCACCTCGCTTCACTATTTCAATTGCCATATTGATAGCGTGCTCTTCACTCATATCTCCATCCCAGCACTCATTGAGACATTCGCAATATCCGCAGTCCTCACAAGCTCCATCAAGCTTTAGCTGCTCTAAGTTAGAGACAACATTCTCCACGTCAAATGCTGTCGGCTGGTTATCTACCAATTCGCAAAGTGCATTAGCTTTGTTTGGTGGATAATTGTTCAGGATTGCCATTCCTGCTATCTGTTTTTGAAATTCATCCGCATCAATCAGTCTCATCAATTTCACTCCAATCAAATTTACAACCACATTCGCCACAATAGTTGTTTCTGCTTTCCGCATCCGACATTACCTGTTTGCCACACATAGGGCATTCGTAGTCGATATCTCCGTTCAGTTGGTCTAAGATAATCGGCTTTACTGGAATCTGCTTTTCCAACGCAACGAGAGCCATTCGCACAGCTGCATCATGCTTTCTTGCACTGATAGCTGCTTTCGGAACTTCTGTATGTATGTCTTTCTCCAATATCTCCATAGCTTCTTTAATTTCCATCTTTTTCTCCTTTATCTCAACTGATTCTTTTGCATTTCTTCGAAGATTTTCTTGCAACCTTTCTGTTGATCGAGTTCTTTCAGATGCTCAACACGGTTATTCCATATCTCAATAGCTTCCTCTTTGGAATTCGCTCCGTGTACCGCATAGCAATCTTCCTCGGACGTATCTATTGTTGTTCCATGTATTCCATCGTAGTGGCAGTATCTCGGACAGCCAGCCGACCATCCGAAATAAAATCCGTCTACTACATCTCTTGAAAGATATGCTTTCGTTCCACATCTAGGACATGGTTTTAATTCGCTCATATCATTCTCCTTTATAAGGTTCCGGCAACGGCATCCAGGCAACAATTGTTTTTGCCGTGTGTTCATAGATTCCTTGAAAGATTCCATTTCCCCAATATCTCATCTCTGTTACTGTTCCGCTGTAAAAGCATACAATTACATCCGTATTATCCTCCGGCATCTTCTCACTGCATGGAATCCACTGTGTTTCTTTTAGTGCATGTATCCCCATTTCAATGGCTTCTACTGTTTCCTCAGTCCAGCCCCATTCAAGATGTTTCACTAATCTATCTATTGCTTGTTGATTATTCATCTTCAGCCTCCTCTTCTTTTGGAAATTGAAAAATAAAAGTTTCGGAAATTTAATCTCTTACTTTTCCCTCTTTTCATCTTCTTCAGCTGCTTTTATTTCATCCTCCTTCATCTCTCTTTCTTCTGCGATCTGGATGCAAAGCACCGGTTGTCCTATTTTTTCATCTCTTAACATAAAAAGTTCTTCCGGAATATATAGCTTTCTTTTTTTTGGGTTTGCCATAATAATGCTCACTGGTGCATTATCGGCAAATTCTGCAAGATATTCTTTTAATTCTCTGTTTTCCATATTCTTACCTCCCCTGTGTCTCTACAACATTCAGGATCTTTTCTACTGCCTTATCCCAGAAGATTCTCACAAAGTCATCCAGTGTTGTAAATTCTTCTCCTCTGTCGCTGTCTACCAGCCCAACCTCATCTCCATATGTTGTATCCGAATCCAATTCTTCAAGAACCTGCGCTGTGATATCTTTTACAACCTCTTCTGTATCGGTATATCCGCAATCGTAGCTGCAGGCTTCTCTTAACTCTTCCATATCTCTTCTTGACAATTTTCCCATTTTTTTCTCCTTTACCACCCCATATCATTACGGTATCCAATTGCACTTGGATTTACCATGTATGATCGTTTCAGTTCTGATTCATCCAATTGGCGTTTCAACTGGCTTACTTTTTTCTTTAGTGCCCGATTCTCTTTTAGCACCGCCATGAGCTTACAGCTATCATGCTGATCACATTTTGTGTCTTCAGAATAGTTTTCGCACATCAGGCATACTTCTTTTTCAGTCATTATTTACCCCTTCCTGCGCCATGATTCTACGCCTTCCATTCCTTCTTTGCTGGTCAACTGCTGCCACTCCCAGTTTATATAGCTCCTCACAATCCCTTTCTGGTTTCTGACCTGCACATGGTGCGGATAGATTCCAAGAATCGTGACTTTTTCCGTAGCGAGTCTGGTTTTACCTCCCTTCTGGGAGATCCTGCGCCTTAACTGTACTTTGTCTCCAACTTTCATTTTTTTGTTCCTTTCCGTCTTACCTTGCGCATTTTCTTCGTTACTGGATAGATGAACGCCCGCATATTGCCGGGTTTAGTCATCTTCCTCTTCATCTTTCTCACTCTCCCGGTTCTCTAAAATGATTCCATTTGCACAGATACCGCCGTCTGCTTTGATCAGGATGTATTCTTCACCATCAATCACTCTGGTTGATACCAGATCTGTCCGTTCAGCGTTTACGGTCACATGTGCATCCGGAAGCCCGATTTCGAATTGCTTCGTGTTTATCGTGTTCTCCGAGTCAATCTCGGCACTATTGCAACTTTTGGCACTTACTGCTGCCGCCTCCGGATCAATCCCGATATTCTTTAAGATATTCTCAATCTCACTCGCTTTCAGTCTTCTATCTTCCGAATCCGATTTAATGTCCTTAATTCTGCCAAGCGAATGATACAGATCTTTCGCCTGTTCCAGGCTCACTTTTCCATTCACTACATTTAGGCTTTCCCTGAATGCTATTTTCTGTTCTTCCGGAGTAGACGGTAGTTTACACCATAAGGTCTGTGTGATCAGTCCTTTGTCCGGATCGTTCGGGCGTTTGCTGTAGTACCAGACGTGATCCGGATCACTATGGCGGTCTGTAAATGCCGGATATAAAAATCCCTGCGTTGGCATGCTTACCGTCCAGTCCCTTGTCCGTTCCTGAATGTCTGCCAGATCCGGTGCATAGGATAATCCTGCTGCCGATAATCCTACTGGACACAAACAGCCGATCATATATCGGTAAATCTCTTCACTTTCATCCAGATCCGTTCCGTCTGTGGCAATCTTTGGAATATCATAGATTCCACTGGCGATCAGTATCAGTGTATATGTCTTGTTCGATACATCTATAGACTCTGCAATCTCTTCCAGAAAGATCTGACGCACTTCATCGTCCTTCAGCTCTGTATTTGCAATGGCATTTAAATATCTGGCTCTTTCTTTGTCCAAAAAATCCAACTGGAACATATTTTTTCCCGGCTTTCCAGATAAGACCTTTCCAAAAATGTCCAAATATTTGAACTGCTCTGTTTCCGGAATATTTAAAAATGCCTTGGTAAACTCCAACCGACAGTCCCTGTTATTGTCTACGATATAACCTGTTATCTTGGTGATGTTGCATAATTCTATCCTCATGTTTCTTTTAAGCTCAAACAGCTCTTTCTTCATGTCGCTCCTTTCCGGCTGCCGCACCGGGCAGCCATGCACTCTGCGAGATTTCGTGATATATTAAATTCCTGTGGTGCCTATAAATAATTCTTTCCGGCGTTTTTCATCCATTCTTCCCTTGTATGGGTTCTTTCGTAAACCTCCTGGGCTTTCGCCATCAGGATCCGTGCGTTCTTGGCATTGTTATGGACTGCTGCCGGTCCGTTTCGGTGATGTTCCAGGCAGAGATTTACTTTTAACCCTTCCGCCTCTGCAAATGCAT